TTACGGGTAAAGGCGCGGATATCCTCATTATTGACGACCCTCACTCAGAACAAGAAGCAGCCCTAAGCGAGAACAACCCTGAGGTGTACGACAAAACGTACGAGTGGTATACGTCTGGTCCACGGCAACGTCTGCAACCAGGCGGTGCGATTATCATGGTTATGACCCGGTGGAGTAAGAAAGATCTAACTGGTCAGGTAGTTAAGTCAGCGCAGCAAAGAAGCGGAGAAGAATGGGAAGTCATTGAATTTCCTGCGATTTTGCCTGATGGTCTACCGCTATGGCCCCAGTTTTGGAAGCTACAAGAACTACTCGCTTTGAAGCAAGAATTGCCTAACGGCAAGTGGATGGCGCAGTACATGCAGCAACCGACGTCAGATGTCAGCGCTATTATTAAACGTGAGTGGTGGCAGTTATGGGAGCATGAAGATCCGCCTATGTGCGAGTTTATTATCCAGTCTTGGGATACAGCCTTCCTAAAAACAGAACGCAGTGACTACAGCGCATGCACAACATGGGGAGTTTTTTACCAAGAAAATGAGCGTGGCCTGATGGTAGCGAATATAATCCTACTAAACTCGTTCAAACAACGGATGGAGTTTCCAGAACTAAAGCAAAAAGCTTATGAGCAGTATAAGAACTGGGATCCGGATAGTTTGATTGTAGAAGCAAAGGCGTCAGGAGCACCACTGGTGTTTGAATTACGAGCAATGGGTATACCGGTACAGGAATTTACACCGAGTAAGGGAAGCGATAAAATTGCCCGTTTGAACTCAGTTGCTGATATATTTGCAAGTGGTAGAGTTTGGGTGCCTAATACGCACTGGGCTGATGAGTTAGTTGAAGAGGTTGCGTCGTTCCCTTCGGGTGAGCATGATGACTTAGTTGACTCAACAAGCCAAGCAATGTTGCGGTTTAGACGGGGTGGCTTTATACAGCTCGACACAGACGAGGAAGACGAGCCAAGATATTTTAAAAGCGGTAGGAACCAAGGTTACTACAATGTTTGAGAACGGAAAAAAGTATGTCAATTGATAAAGGTTTGTACGCAGCACCCCTAGGTGTTCAAGATTTAGAGAACCCAGACGAGCCATCGTTAGATATTACTATTGAGGATCCGGAGTCAGTAGAGATTGGAATTGATGGCATGCCAATCCTAAAGATCGAAAAGGATGAAGACGAAGAAGGGTTTGATGATAACCTTGCCGAGTACCTAAGCGATGGCGAACTGACTGAGCTTTCTGGTGATTTGATTGGTGACTTTGAAGATGACATTAGCTCACGCAAAGACTGGATGCAGACTTATGTAGATGGCTTACAGTTATTAGGTATGAAGATTGAAGAGCGTACGGACCCATGGCCAGGTGCTTGTGGTGTATATCACCCACTACTTTCCGAAACTCTCGTGCGCTTTCAGTCCGAGACTATTATGGAGACCTTCCCAGCACAAGGTCCAGTTAAAACACAAATCATTGGTAAAGAAACTCCTGAGAAGAAAGCTTCGGCTGAACGTGTTCAGGATGACATGAACTACCAGCTAACAGACAAGATGCCTGAGTTTAGACCTGAGCATGAGCGCATGTTATGGGGCTTAGGCTTATCTGGTAATGCGTTTAAGAAAGTGTATTTTGATCCAAGCATGGGCCGACAAGTAAGTATGTTTGTTCCTGCTGAAGACTTAGTTGTTCCTTACGGCGCAGTTGATTTAGCTAGCTCCCCACGTGTTACACACATAATGCGTAAGACAACTAATGAAGTACGCAAACTACAGGTTGCTGGGTTTTGGCGTGATGTTGAGCTGCCTGAGCCAGTAGATAGCTTCGATGAAGTAGAGAAGAAGATTGCGGAAAAGATGGGCTTTAGAGCTACCACCGACGACCGCTACAAAATCTTAGAAATGCAAGTCGACCTCGACCTTCCGGGTTACGAGGATGTTGATGAAAATGGAGAACCTACTGGTATTGCACTGCCTTACATTATTACTATTGAGAAGGCTAATGGTACTGTTCTAGCGATCCGTCGTAATTGGAGACCTGAAGATGAGCATAAAAAGAAACGTAATCACTTTGTTCACTACCCATATATTCCTGGTTTTGGTTTCTACGCTTTTGGTCTTATCCATCTTATCGGCGCTTTTGCTAAATCTGGCACTTCCATTCTTCGCCAGCTTGTCGATGCAGGATCACTCTCGAACTTGCCTGGCGGCTTTAAGACCCGTGGCTTGCGAGTCAAAGGCGACGACACGCCGATAGCTCCAGGAGAATTTAGAGACGTTGATGTACCAAGCGGCACGATGCGTGACAACATTATGCCTTTGCCATATAAAGAACCTTCACTAGTTCTGTCTGGCTTGCTTGATAAGATTATTGAAGAAGGCCGCCGTTTTGCTTCTGCAGCAGATTTGCAGATTAGCGATATGAGTTCACAGGCCCCTGTTGGTACTACCCTAGCAATTCTGGAGCGTACATTAAAAGTAATGTCCGCTGTACAAGCCCGCATCCACTACTCATTTAAGGAGGAGCTTCGGTTACTTCGAGATATTATTAGGGATTACACTCCAGATACCTACAACTATGTCCCAGCTCAAGGCACACCACGTGCTAAGAAAGAAGACTACGATGACGTTGATGTCATTCCTGTATCAGATCCAAACGCAGCAACAATGGCGCAGAAGATCGTGCAGTATCAAGCCGTTATTCAGTTAGCCCAGCAAGCACCACAGATTTATAATTTGCCACAACTACATCGTCAGATGCTTGATGTGCTTGGTATTAAGAACGCACAGAAGCTAGTTAAGCTACCAGAAGACCAGAAGCCAACGGATCCAGTTAGCGAAAACCAAGACATATTAATGATGAAACCGGTAAAAGCATTCCTATACCAAGATCATCCGGCACACATTACTGTGCATATGGCAGCTATGCAAGATCCAAAAATTGCGCAGTTAGTTGGTCAAAATCCAATGGCTCAGCAAATCCAAGCATCTATGTTGGCGCATATTAATGAGCACGTTGCATTTGAATATCGTAAGCAGATGGAAATGACGATGGGCATGGAGTTACCATACCATCCAAACGACGACGCAGACAAGAAAGAAATGCCAGAAGAGATGGAAGTACGTATTTCTCAAATGGCTGCACAAGCATCTCAAATCCTTCTTAAGCGAGATCAAAACGAAATTGCAGCGCAGCAAGCTGCTCAAGCCCAGCAAGATCCAATTGTTCAAATGCAACAACAAGAACTCCAGATCAAACAGCAGGAAGTTCAGCTCAAAGGTAAGAAGATTGCCGTTGATGCCGCTGCTAAAGCCGACCAACTTGAGCTTGAAAAGGCCCGCATCATGTCACAAAATGCTATTGCCCAAATGCAAGTTAAAGCCAAATCAGAAAAAGATGCTACAGAGTTGGCTGCACGCACAGAGATGGAAGGGACCAGACTTGGTATTGATATCGCTAAGTCTAAAGACCAAATGGCATTGCAGCGCCGTCAGACTACAAGCAAGGAAGATAATAAATGATGGATAAATACCTGGACCATTTAGCCCAAAAGCTAAGTGAACAGATTAAGGAGCTACGTGAGTCCTTAGGAACCGGCACAGCCAAAGACTATGCTGAGTACCAGTTTGTGTGCGGAAAGATTCGAGGTCTGCTAATCGCACAGATGGAAATGAGTGACCTCAAACAACGATTGGAGAACTCTGATGAGTGAAATACTATTGGGATCAAACCCCAATAATCCAGAAATAGTAGGAACAATTAACCTAAGTGCAGCAACAGAAGAGAAAGCTCGCCAGCTTCCGATTCCATCGGGTTATAGAATCCTATGTGCAATACCTGAAGTAGAAGAGAAGTTTGCAGATTCAGACATTATTAAACCTGATGACTTGGTCAAAAAGGACGAGTTGCTAACTACGGTTTTATTTGTAGTGGCGCTAGGCCCTGATTGTTACGCAGACAGAGAACGATTCCCAAATGGTGCTTATTGCCAGCCTGGTGATTTTATTCTTGTGCGACCGAACGCTGGTACACGGGTAGTTATTCATAATAAAGAGTTCCGCATTATCAATGACGATACCGTAGAAGCAGTTGTTCAAGACCCACGCGGAATTTCCCGCAAGTTTATTTAAGGAGTTAGAACATGGCTGAATTTGAAAAAGAAGATTTTGTATTTCCCGATGAGGAACCTAAGGGTAAACCCGTAGAAATGTTGGCTGATGGGGAAGTAGATATTGTTATTGAAGACGACACCCCTGCGGAAGACAGAAATGTCAAGCCGATGCCAAAGGAAATCGTTGAAAAACTAGAAACTGCCGACGAGTCCAATGAAGAATTAGACCCAAAGGCACAAAAAGAGCGTTTGTTGCAGTACAAAAAAGTATGGAACGACGAGCGCAGAGCTAAAGAAGCAGCATCTCGTGAGCGTGAAGAAGCAATTCAACTAGCAAGACGTGTTATTGAAGAGAACAAAAAACTCAAAGAAACACTATCTACTGGTGAGAAAAGCTATATTCAAACAGTACAGAACAATGCCGATTTAGGACTAGCTGCAGCGAAGAAAGAATATCGTGATGCACTAGAAGCTGGAGAGTCGGAGCGTATTGCTGATGCTCAAATTGCTTTATCTGAGGCTACGTATAAGGCACAACAGGCTAAAAATTATCAGCCTACCCCTTTACAAGACAATCAAAATGAAGTACAACTACAACAAGTGGAGCAACAAACTCCTAAGGTTGACCCAAAAACTCAATCTTGGTTGGACCAAAATCCATGGTATGGCGCTAAAAAAGCCATGTCGAGTTATGCCGTTGGAGTACACGAAGAATTAGTTGATGAGTACGGGAAGGATGTCATTGGCACCGACCAGTACTTCAAACGCATCGATCAAACCATGCGTAGAAAGTTCCCAGAGTATTTCGATACTTTGGACGGCAGTCCGGCAGAGTCAGAGAAGGAAGCTCAAACAGCAACCACAAAAGCTAAGCCCAGTACGGTTGTAGCGCCGGCTACTAGAAGCACATCTTCAAAACAGATACGCTTAAAGCAGTCACAGATGACCATAATTAAAAAATTGGGAATCTCACCCGAGTTATACGCCCGTGAACAAAACAAACTGGAGATTTAGAAATGGCTGAAAACAGACTGACCCGTGAATTAGAAACCCGTGCAATTGCGGAACGCCCTCAACATTGGGCCCCGCCAGAGTTGCTTCCTGAACCTGACAAACAGGCAGGATATGCTTATCGTTGGATCCGTGTATCTACACTGAACACTGCCGACCCTCGTAATTTATCTGCCAAACTCAGAGAGGGATGGGAAGCCGTGAAGATCGAGGAACAACCTAAGTTCCAAATGTTAGTTGATCCCAATAGTCGCTTTAAAGACAATATTGAGATTGGCGGATTATTACTTTGCAAGACTCCAATTGAGTTTGTTGAACAGCGTAACAAATATTATGCTAATCAATCACAAGCACAAACCGAGGCTGTAGATAATAATCTTATGCGTCAAAGCGACCCAAGAATGCCACTCTTTGCTGAGCGGAAGTCGACAAGTAGCTTTGGCAAAGGTGAATAATTTAATCTAGGAGTTTAAAAAATGGCTTATCCAACCGTTTCCGCTCCCTATGGTCTTGATCCTATTAACCGTGTTGACTTTATGCCCTATGCTGGGGCTACACGTCAGCTACCGATTGCTAGTACTTATAATACTGCGATCTACAACGGTGATATTGTCATGGTCAAGGGTGGTAGTATCATTAAATCCAACGTAACTGTTGACTCAACCACTGACAACACAGCGAACCTCACTTATGGTGTGTTCATGGGTACTCAGTACGTTAACTCACAAGGTCAAACTGTACAAGCTCAGTATTACCCAGGTAATGCTTCAGCGACTTCAGCAATAGCCTATGTTGTTGACGATTCACAAGCAGCATTTAAAGTAGCTGTTACTTACTCTGGTAATGCAACAATCACTACTGCTAATGCTTCTGTTGTTGGCACAAACTTGCAAATCCGCCAAGGTACTGGCTCTTCTACTACAGGTAATTCCGGTTTATCCGTTATTGCCCCTGTATCAGGTACTGGTAACGCATCAACATTGCCTGTTCGTGTAGTAGCAGTGATTCCAGAAACAGCATCGGGTAACAACGCTTATGTTGAAGTTGTTGTTAAATTGAACAACCCACAAATTCTGTTGGCTGCGGCCCAGAATTATCTATAAGGAGCTAATTAAATGGCTATTTCACGCGCACAGCTCCTCAAAGAGCTATTACCCGGACTCAATGCCTTGTTTGGACTTGAGTATGCTCGTTACGGCGAAGAGCACAAAGAGATTTACGAAACTGAATCCTCTGAGCGTTCTTTCGAAGAAGAAACCAAGTTGTCCGGCTTTAGTGCTGCCCCAGTTAAAAACGAAGGCTCCGCAATTGCTTATGACAATGGACAAGAAGCATGGACTGCTCGATACAACCATGAAACAATCGCAATGGGCTTCAGCTTAACTGAAGAAGCTATCGAAGATAACTTGTATGACTCTTTGTCTGCTCGTTATACTAAGGCATTGGCTCGTTCTATGGCTTACACCAAGCAAGTTAAGGGTGCTGCTGTATTGAACAACGGCTTTACTACTGGCTACAACGGTGGTGATGGCGTTCCTTTGTTCTCTGCTTCACATCCATTGGTTTCTGGCGGTACAAACAGTAACGTTCCTTCTACACCTGCTGACTTAAACGAGACTTCTTTAGAAGCCGCCGTTATTCAAATCAGCTTGTGGACAGATGAGCGTTCACTCTTGATCGCTGCTAAACCACGTAAGTTGATTGTTCCACCTGCACTCCAGTTCGTTGCAACTCGCTTGCTCGAAACTGAATTGCGTGTTGGCACAAACGACAATGATATCAACGCATTGAAAAACAACGGTTCAATCCCAGAAGGTTACGCAATTAACCACTTCTTGACCGACACAAATGCTTGGTTCTTGACAACTGACGTACCTAACG